GAACCTCTACGCATAGCTATCCTTCTTGCTGCAAGTTGTTTTTTCTGCCTCATCTCTTCTGCGTTTGCCCTTGCCTCTCTTTCGGCTATGGCTGCATTGGTAGCATCCATTTCTGGTGGTCTTGTGTACTTAGGTGTTCTGACAAGCATACCCATATATTATTCCTTTCGCGTCTTGCTATATATTATCATATCTTTTGCATCAAAGGTATATTTTTTTAATACACCCTCTCGTACAAAGGATATACTCTCAATCCATTTGATTGCTTTTATATTACTAGCTAAAACTGTAACATGGATTCTATGTAAATTCAACTCTTCCATTATCAGGTCCATAAATCGTAATGCACCTCTATGAAATCGTATCTTATTTTTGCTCACTAATTTAGTATCTGGTATCATCCAAAGCTCTGCAACACCATACCATTGTGGACTGACACCAAAGCATAACATGGGTTTTCCAGCATCTATGACAGCATAACCATACCCATCCTTAGACGCATCATCTAAGTAGTCTGCATAGTATGGCATTTCTTTCAGATGTTTTTGGTCATGGTCGGTGAGATCCATGATGTTGAGAAGATAAGACTTGAATGGCACAACAGACAAGGATGTGCCAGAAGTTCTGAATAGCGTTTCTAGTGTTTCCTCATTCATGCTCTTTCAGTCTCATAGCTATCTCTTTCCACAATCCCCAGTCCATATAGACACCAGGTTGTTCATAATCTTCTACTAGTATCAACAAATCAGCAGAGCCTTTCCACTTCTTGATCGTTGTAAACCCACCACCATTCTTTCTAGCCTTGACCTCACAGTTGAGTCCACCTATCAAATCTACCTGAACATCATGGGGAAAAGCTGCCAAAGCACCAGACAATGGCTGTCTCCTTGCATCAATATCTATAGATTGGAATAGCTTTACTATTTTGTTTTCTACTCTTGTACCTTTACGTTTGGCTGAACTTGTCATGCGAATATATCAAAATCCGTGTTCGCAACTGCTTGTTTGAACTTTGGATTATGTCCCCTTGTTAGTTGTCTATGCTCACCACCACCAAGAACAAGATACATATACGCATCCCCAACGTGTGAGTGTTCGTTCTTATTTGGTGTATCTCTGTATCGTTCACCACCAGATATCTGCACCCTTTTGAAATGGTAGCCACCTGATAGTGCTTTGCGTAGTCTTTGACATTTCTTGTCAATAAGTATGCCAGGTTTACCTTCAATTAGTCGGTTCATTGGCATAGCACCAGCCTCTCTTCGTACTCGGAAGTCGTTACTGTTTGTTGGTCGTGCTACCAAACCTATAGACTTGAGATGGTCAAAAGCAGTAACTTCGTATATCTGGTCTCTCTGCATACCAGCAGGATCTCCCCATACGAGTGTATCATACTTGGGAAATCGTGAGGCTAGTTCTGACTTGAGCATAGAACCAAATCGTTCTAATCCCATATCAAACGTAACCAACTCGTGATAGATATGCCATCTGCCATTAGCCATCTTCTGCCCAAAGATTGCAGCAGGTGTCAAACCAAAGTCAACACCCACTTGTATAGGCACAGAAGGATCAGGCTCTAGTCCATCTTCTGCCATCAAGTTGTCATCATACTCGTTCATTACTGGTTTACCTTCTTGGACATAGGTATACAAACCTTGTGCATAACAGCGTATCCAATCGGTGTTCTTTCCAAGCAATGTTTGTTCATAGTACCCAGTGGGCAGGTTCTTCTTGTTTTCTGCGAGTGGGTTAGTTGCCCACCAGGTATTTGCTGAGAACACAAAGCCATTTGCCTCTGGATTCTCTGGCAACTCATCTGAATCACATTCTTCTACAGCACCAGGCTGTCTGAAGAAGGACCACTTATACTTACCTCTCATCTTTTCTTTTTCTGCTAGTCGGTACCACCAATGGTCATCATCCATAGGGTTGGTGTCCATGATGATACCACGCCAAGGACTTGCACCACCATCAGATAGTGTAGGGTATCTACCTACCCTGTGTGTCAATCCATCTATAACTGCCTTGGGAAGTTCCCTCGCCTCGTTCACCCATGCACCTGTCAACTCCATGGATAAAAGTTTTCGCACATCTTTCGGCTGATCCAAAGCGAGGAATATGACTTCGCAGTCTATACCTGGGGCGTTGTCTCTTGACGGAAGTTTTATGTGGTGTGTCAATGGAGGAGACCAACGGAAAGGACCCCAGATATTCTCTGGAAACAACTCTTGCCATGTCTTTATGGTAGTTGTTCTTAGTTCTGGATAGGAGTTTCTGACAACAACAAACCGACTATACTTGATGCCATCTCTCGGTGAAGGGACTTGACTAACTGCTTTCAACATTATCTCGGCAGCACAAGCGTACGACTTGCCACTACCTACAGGTCCCATGATACCACGCACAAATGATTTATCTTGCAAGAACTTCCACACCATGGGTGAGGTAGAGAAGTCAAGATTGAGATTTGTAATAGCGTTACTCATGTTCCTCCAAGAACTCTATAATACTATTTATCTTTTCTTCAGTAGCCAAAGACTTACGCAACGTCAAACCTTTGTAACTACTTTCCTTCATCCCCATCATGTGTGCCATCAGTTTGACTGATAGGGTTTTCTGTACCATCAGGTTCATTATCTTCGCCTGTTCTGGTTTCGTTAGTTTTCTCACTATACGCAACATCTTCTACTTCGCTTTCTATTATTGTACCAGGTCCTTGCATTACTATACCAACTACAGAAGGCTTGTCCATATCATCTTGCTTTTCTAACATACCTGTTGCTTTAGCAAGTGTTCTCAGGACTGATACCTTATCGTGTAGTTCCACTTCTAGTTGTGGACCTTCTTTGGTCGGTGTCATTTTTATTTTCTTGATTGCTTTGATTGCTTTGTTAGATATCTCATCAGGACTTTTGACACGAACATATCCAGTAGAATCCCAGTCTAGTATCTCATCAATACTTGCTGTGGCGATATCAACCAGTTCTTGAGCTACTGCATCTTTACTATGGTCTAATATCTCAGACTTCTGGATACGTTTCTGTACCACCCTTACACCACCAAACCTATCTAGAGGTGGTCGTGTAACTCTTTTTTTAGAAAGGGATCTCGTCATCAAAACTTTCCTCTTTAGTATTAGGTGTATTACCCCATGCTCTAAAGAAACCAACTATATCGCCTTTGTTGTAGTTTGATGCGTCATCTATCTTCTGATATATCTTGATATCAATCGCACCTTTGATTGGTTCTCTGGTCTTGGTTTTATCATCCCAGTTAGAACCCTCCCATACTTCAATTATATAATCACCTTCATTCATTGTGATGGGTTTCATTAGCTTAAAGCTACGATTGCTGTGTGTAGGTCCACTCATAATATTTCCTTTCATATCTATATTATGGATATAGTATAACAGTTTCTGAAAAAATTGCAAAAAAATTGTGTGATTGGGATATGTATATACAAGCCACCCCCACCCCGAAGGGGTGTGCCTTCATTATTTTTTTTAAGAGGACTTCCAACCCTAAGTTATACACAAATTCTATTGTTTATATATATATGTACTCTCACCCCACCCAAAAAATAATTAACATTTTTTTATTTTAGGGGTTGACAATGTGATTATATTGTATATACTGGGTATATATTGTTATTAATAGAAAGGAAATACAATGACAAGAAAACATTATATTAAAATAGCTAAAGTATTAAATCTATATCGTGATATGATTGGCAGATTATCACAAGATGATTTCCCATCTGTAGAATCTAGAATTTTTGACAAAATGGTTGATGAATTTGCAATACTTTTTGCGAGTGAAAATAGACGTTTTGATTCACAAAAGTTTATTGATGCTGTTAATAAATCTAACTAGTATATATAATAGTTAATAATATATAGTTATATACAACCTCTA